TTTGCCGAAGGCGGTCGTGTCGGAGAATCCATGGGACGCCGGAATATCCAGACAGACGTTGGCAAATTCGGACAGATGCTCAGAGACCTCATGTTGATGACAGACGAGCCAACCGGTAGACAGGCTAGACAGGCAATGGCCGAGGAAGCTGGATATATCTCTCCGGCTATTGCCCGGCGTGAGGGTAACCTTTATCAGCCCGGTGGCCTGATGCCCCGTGTTGCTGAGACAATCGAGGTATCCCCTCTGCCTCCTCCCGGCATGTCACGGGAGAGGACACAGAGAGAACGTGAACTGGCGAGAGTCCGGCGTGAGGGTAACCTTTATCAGCCCGGAGGCCTGATGCCCCGTGTTGCTGAGACAGGATCTCCCCGCTACGGTGGCGATGCCGAGGCATTCAGATTTGTAATGCCCCCCAGAGATAACAGCCCCTTAAATATTATCCCAGATCGTGATCGTCCTGAGATTGAAGTATCCCCTCTGCCTCCTCCCGGCATGTCACGGGAGAGGACACAGAGAGAACGTGAACTAGCCAGATTACGACTCCCGTCCCAAGCTGAACGGGACCTTATGGAGGCTGTCAGAAATGAACCTGATATTACTGAGATGCTGCTCAGAGACCGTAGGAGTATGACAGACGAGCCAACCGGTATGTCACGGGAGATGACACAGAGAGAACGTGAGCTATCAAGAAGCCGCCGTATGTCCCAAGATGAAGGTGTTGAGTTCGAAAGGTTAGGCACTGGCGCTAATATTTACAGTGCCGAGGCTCTGGCTCAGCTTGAGGCTGAGATGGCCCAACGAGATTCCGAGGCTCGGGACCTTATGGAGGCTGTCAGAAATGAACCTGATATTACTGAGGTAATGCCTCCAGTTCCCGGAGAGGAACCTGAACTTAATTATCAACCAGAAATTTTTGCTTTTATTCGCCAAGAGGAAGGTTCTGAGTCAGAAGGATACACCCTACCAGTAAAAGATCATCCTTTGTCTGGTGTTACGATTGCCAACGGGCTTGATCTTGGACAGCACGATGAAGACAGCCTGAGAAGAATGGGTCTTACTGATGATCTCATTGAATTGTTTACACCATATTTCGGCTTACAAGGAGCAGATGCTAAAGCCTTTCTTGAGGAAAATCCACTATCTATTTCATCTGAACAAAAAAGTTTTATAGAAGATAAACTAAATGAAGATGACTATAAGAGGTTTAGTAATTTTTGGAATTCATCGGAAACATATACTCCTTGGGAAAACCTAAAACCAGAACAGCAGGCTGTTCTCCTATCTGTTTTTAGACAGTATGGTAATCTTCCAACCAGAACAGAAAATTTCTGGGGATACGCCTCTACGGGTGACTGGGATGGTGTTTTAAGAGAACTAAGAAATTTTAAGGATGAAACTCCCGACCGCAGAAATAGAGAAGCTGATCTTCTTGAGACAGGGTTTGCCAATGGTGGTCCAGTCTACCGTCGTAATGAGGCACTCCCCATGATCGAGGGTGATCACGTTGTACCTGCCAAGGCAGTCAAGGGTAACGAGGGTGGCCTTGCCTCCCTGTCTCGCCGTCTCTCTGGTAATCCATCCTATGATGGGATGATTCGTGGTCCCGGTGGTCCACGTGATGACGCTATCAAGACCCGTGTCTATGCCGCTGGTGGTGGCATCTCAGGTATGATGGATAATCTACAGAACCCCTTTAACTCTGTTCCAGCCCGTGTTTCAAACAAGGAGTATGTCATCCCCCGTGATGCCATCAACAATCTTGGCCGCATGGCGGGGGCCCCTGAAGGCATGGCAAACAAGGCCGGTCAGGACATCATCTATCAACTCGTTGAGAATCTAAAGAGGAAAGCATAATGGGATTTCTAGACAGTCTCTTTGGTTCCGGGGGCTCAGCCTCTGAGGAACAGGCCCGTACTTCAGCCCAGACAAACTACCCTGATTGGTACAATCGTCTTCAGCAGGCTAACCTGCTTCGTGCTGCCGAGGCTGCCTTTGAAGAATATCAGCCCTATGGTGGTCCACGTATGGCCCTTGCCGGTCCTGAGCAGCAGGCGGCTCGTGCTGGTTTCGGTGGTCTTGCCGGAATTGCTGCCCCCTCTTTTGCCGAGGCTATGAGGCAGTCCCGCCTTGGTGCAACCCAGCTAGCCGGGGCTGACATCACCCCATACATGTCCCCATTTCAGCAGGCTGTCACAGACGTAGCCCTGAGAGAAGCCCGGAGACAGGGTGATATTCAACGGAGAGGTCTTGAATCTCAGGCAACCAAGGTAGGTGCCTTTGGTGGCTCCCGTGCCGCCCTAGAGCAAATGGAAGCTGAACGTAATATTCAGCGTGGTCTGGCGGATATTCAGGCCACCGGATCTCAGGCTGCTTATGAGAGCGCCCTTGCCCAGCTTTCCGCAGATCGTGCAGCAGCAGCCGCCGCTGCCCCTCAGATGGCCGCCCTTGGTACCGGGCTGCAAGGCGCCCTTACCAGTGGTCTCAAGGAAGCTGAGCTTGCCGGGGAGAGAGAACGGGCTGAACGGCAGGGTGCCCTTGACATTGCCTATCAGGATTACCTGACTCAGCGAGCATATCCGCTGGCACAGGCATCTGGATTACAGAGTCTTCTAGGTGGTGCCACGGTTCCCGGAACAACCCTATCAACCACTTTTGGACAGCCCCCATCAGTCGCCGGGCAGATTGGTGGTCTTGGTCTTTCCACCCTTGGTCTTCTTGGGTCCACAGGTGCCTTTGGGCCAGCTGGGTGGCTTGGTATCTTTGCCGATGGCGGCGAGGTGGGATATCAGGATGGTTCACCGGGTGGTGTTGCTTATAATCCCTATTATAACCCTGAAGGTTATATGGAATATTATCGTTCAAAATTAGAAGATGAGGATTCTTCTGAAGAATATGTTTCTCCATGGGAAACTTATTATGGGCCTAATAATTTAGAGGCTGAAGATCGTAATTATGTAACAGGTGATTCACCTGCGGAAGAAGCACTAAGCTATCTTGCAAATATTGTAAAACTAGCAGCATCTCCGGCAACCGCAATAGCTAACGAAGTTGCCCCCGGAATAGCCGAGGTGATCGATGATCTCACAACCAGACCCCGGTACTATTTAGATAGTGGTGAAAGTGGTGGACCAAGTTCCGATCCTGATGCGGGAATGACGCCTCTTCTGGCCGCAGTTATGGCCGGAGATGAAAACGTGACCGAACCAGAACCAGAACCAGAACTAGGACCAGATCCTGATCTGCAGGAAGCCCCAGCCCCTGAAGAATCAAAGGGTCTCGACATTACCTATAATGATATTCTGACTGCCGGTCTTGGCATGATGTCAGCCGCTTCTCAGCCCGGCGCAACTGCTTTTGGTTCTCTTGGTGCCGGTGGTCTTTCCGCCATACAGGCTAAGAAAGAAGAGGAAGCCCGCAGACTTGAGGAGGAGCTTGCCCGGAGAAAGCTTGATCTTACTGAGAGAGAGCTTGATATTCTGGAGGGGCGCTATGGTCAGGAGTTTCAGGCTGATATTGCACAAGCAGGAAGAAAGCAACTAGAGGATAGTTTAGAATACTATAACGACATGATTGAGAGGACTCAAGATGCCATTGATGATTACCAATATAACCCTACAGAGGGGGTAAATATTCAAGCTTTGATAAAAAACAGAGCAGAGTATATTCGTAAAGCAGAGAAACTGGCAGAACTTCTTGGTTATGACATATCAGCAATTCCTGACGATTCCTTTATAAATGGCCAGCAAACTCAATAGTGGATTATAAATGTCTGAACTGACTCTAGAATCCTTTGGGCAAACCTTTACCTTTGGTGATGATGTCACCATGGAAGAAGCCATTGCTGATATTAAAAACCGGTTTAATCCTAAATATCAAGGTACATCTTTAGAGAGTCTTTTTAATTCTTCTTTGAATCTCGCTGTATCCCGTGCCGATCCTACCCAGTTTGCCGTTGATCGTACCCTTCTCGGAGAAGCCTATGCCGGTATCAGGCGTGGCATCAGTGGCACCCTTGGCTCTGCTATCCGGGGTATTGAGGAAATTCCAGAAGCCCTTTTGAATGAAGAACTCTTTGGAAATTACTTTCAGGAGTGGGGCGACGAGTTTATCTCTGATTCTGTCCGAGATTACAAACCGGGCCGTGACTATGAATGGGTCGGGGGTCTTGGTGAAGCCGTGGGTTCTGCCGGTACTTTTCTAACCGTTGGTCTAATTGGTACAGGAATAGGTGCCGGAGCGGCGGCCTTGGCCCCCGCAGTCGGTATCAGTGCCCCTGTTGTTGGCGCTCTTGTTGCCGGTGGTCTTGGTGTCCTTGCCACAGGTGACGAGGCCTATCAGAGAGCCATTGAAGATGGCGCTGATCCTGAACAACTAAGAGCCTCAACATTCCTTGGCTCTCTTCTCGGTATCACAGAAGCAATCCCCGCCGGAAGACTGGTTGGTGGTCTTTTTGGAAGAATAGGCATCACGGCAAGTGCCGGAAGAATGGCCGGGCTTACAAACAAGTATAACGAAGGTCTCATTGATGATGCCACGTATTTTAATCGTCTGGATAATATCAAGGATGAAGTAGGCACACTCAAGGCATACATCCAAAACGTAGCCGCTGACGCCGGTCTTGAGGGTTCACAGGAAGCCCTTCAGGCTATCGGGCAGAATGTAATTGAACACTACATCTATAATCCCGATCAGCCTATTACAAACTTTGAAGACATTGAACAGGGCCTATACGGTGGTGGTGCCGGTGCTATTCTGTCAGGCATTACCTCGATCTTCAAGGTTCGTGGTGATGTCAGACGAGTCGAAAGAGAAATCAACAGAGAACAAGACGCCAACGTACAAGCCCGGAACAACATCAGCACCGCCGTTGAAGACCCGGCACTACAGACACAAATCCAGAATATTCCCGGTATTACCGCCCGTACTCTTTCGGAATCTCTGCAACCCGTTGAACAGAAACTCGGTGTTAACGTGGCACTTTTCCCTGATGTAGCAACAGGGGGAGTCAAGGAAAAGCTCATTATCCCAACGGCCCTTCCTGATACAACACGGGAACAAATCAAGAATGTTCTTGGTGAAGACAATGTTGTCATGGAGGAGTCCTCCAGTATCAAACAGCTTATGTCCGATGTACAGCCAGCCTCCACGGCTTCTGCGCTTTTCCAGAAAGCCCAAGAACGTGCCAGAGCCCGTGAGAAAGCCAAGCTTGAAGTTGATAAGACAACAGGTCTTCCGCAAGTTTCGGAAGATGTTTCAAAAATTGTTGATAAAACAGGAGGCTCTGTCCAGTATGCTGAAGATCTTGTTGACTTTCAGGTATCACTTGTCGGGCAGCCCTCTATTAATCCTGCCAAGGCTCTATCCTCGATTACTAAAGCAACCAAGAATACTCAAAAAAATCTTAATAAAGTTCTTCCGGAAGCTTCTGTTTTCTCCCCCGGAAAAAGACCAAAGGACTTTGTGCGGCAGGTTGATGCTCTTTACGGTGCTGGAACCTCTGATAAGATTGGTCTGAGCGCTCTTACAGGTTCTGGCATTAATCCTGATGCAACCATCAATCAGGACTATATGAATAGCATGGATAAAATCATTACTCTTCTTGAGGGTGAAAAGAAGAAACGAGATGATATCCAGAAACGTATCCAGACTTATAAAGAAAAACTAGGTCTGGCCTCAGAGCAAGAGAGCATTCGGAATCAAGTTGAAAAGGCTGCAAAAACACAGGCACTTAGTGAGAAGCAGAAAAATATCAACAGTGAAATCAATAAACTTGCCGGTGATGATGTCAATATAGCTTTTGGAAATGCCTCAAGAGTACAGAATATGTATGACACATACCGTGGAGAAACCCCTTCTACTCCAACGGTTGGAGGCTTTGTCATCGGCACGGGCGAATCCATCATGCTCAATAAAGATGCCATCAATAAAGACCCTGCCGCCGCAAAACTGCTTGTTGGCGAGGAGGCATTCCATGTTGCACAGATTCGTTTCCTTACCCAGAATGAAAGAGATATTCTGGACAAGACCCTGACCCCAGAGCTTGCCGAGGCTAATGGTATTGATCTAAGTTCCTATCCTGATCCTCAAATGAAAAGGATGGAAGCTCAAGCCAAGCTTGCCGCCAAGTATTATGCTGAAGGTGCTGATTCAATCAAGGGTCTCAAGCCAGAGAAGAAGGGCCTTATTCGCAGAATTCTGGACAAGATCAAGAAGGGCATCGAAGGTATTGTCCGAATTGTCAAAAAGAACAACATGGAGACAGAGTACCAGAGTGTTGATCAGATACTCCGGGCATTTACCGAGGGCGCTCTGGCACGTCCCTCTGAAGCCAGAAAACCCCTGATCGTTGAGTCAAAGAATCTGGATAAGATTTATGCCAATAATGCACAGGCTCCAACAAGGGCTCTGAAGAGCACCACTGCAATAAATAAATTTATGCAGGGTGAAACACCAAGTAACATAAGGTCATGGTTTGGAGATTTTTTTTATAATCTCTACGGACTGACTGGAACAATGGGTGACTTCTTTGCAAAGTATGAGGGTCTTAAGCCTATTGCCCAGATTACACGAAAGATTCAGGCAAAGTTTGATGATGTCATTCTTAAAGTTGAGGAAATTGCCGGGACTGCATTTCTTGAAAAACTAAATCAGACAGAGAAAACAACGCTTAATGGTTTTCTGGATGCTGTCAATAGAATCCTTCAGGTATCCACGGAAGAGACCCTGACCGAACAAGATCTTCGTGCCATGGGCGTCACCAATACTGAGACAATCAGAAAGATTCTTTCCGGGGAAGATTTAAATATTACTGATTTCTTTGGGCAGGACATTATCCATCAAGATCCCTCCCTACAGGATCAAACATACCGCATTGATTCTGGTACCCCCATTGCCAAAATTGCGGAAGACACCCGAAAGATTTTTGATTATCTATTTGATGAAAAACTTGATGCCTATGTCCTTATTAATCTTGCTGCCATTAATGAGGAACTAACAAAGGACAATTATCTTAATATCACTCTGGATGAAATTAAGACTAATCCAGAATCTTTGAAGTCCAAGCTGGATCAATTAAATCAAAATAATCAAACCAAGCGTGTCAAAGACATTGAAGATACATTAAAAATTTACAATGAGGCTAAGAAGCAGAAGAGACTGATGTATTTCCCATCAATCCGTAATGGTCGATATGGTTTTAAATATAAATTCAAGGATGCCCGTGGCGTTGAACAAACTGGCTTCAAGGTAATTAATGATACCGGGATTACTATCAAGTCTCTCCGTCGTAATGCTCAAGAATTTCAGAAGAAGTTCTTCCTTGAAAACCCGGACTATGAGAAAGACGGGGATGTCTTTGAAGTAACCTATGATAACTTCATCAGAAAGAACATTGATGCCTCTGATTCATTCATGATCCAGATGATCTTTGATTCTGCCATTGGGTCTACTGAACTTTCTTCCAAGATGGATAAGGATGCCCTGAGAGATCTGAGATCAAAATTCATTGGCAAGATCTCCAAGTCAGTAGGCACAAGGCTTCTGCCAAAATCAAAATCAGTATATGGGTATCTGACCCGTGATAATCGATCAACATACCTGAGTGAAAACTTTAATAACTATGTTTCATCACAGGCCAACCTTATTTCCAGAATGCCTAACAACATTCAGCTTCAGAAAGAAATCAAGAAAGCAAAGAGTGACAGATCTATCCCTGAACCTGTCATTCAACAAGTTGAGAAAGTCTGGGGGAAAGATGGCTATCTGACGGAGGAACATAGGGTCGCAGATAAGTTTAAGAGAGCAGCCTTTGTGTGGTGGCTTGGCTACAACCTCTCATCTGCCATGGTTAACCTTGTTGGTCTTGTACATACAACAATGCCTTATATTATGGCAATAGCAAAGAATCCCGCCGAAGGTACACAGGCTCTTATCAAGGGAGTCAAGCTGGCCACAATGTTGACGAAGAAAATGCCTTTTGCATCCCAAGAAAAAGTCGGAATGTCACGGGTTCTTCAATTCCTAGATTTTGCCAACAAGCCTTTTGACTTTACGACAAAGCCTGATGGAATGCCGCAGGATATCTTTGACATGCTGAAGAGCATTCAGCCAAGTCTTAACCCCATCATGCTATCAGATTTTACAGGCGAGCTTACACAGCAGGGATTGCGCAAAAATACAAAAGCTGGTCGTGCCTTTGATATTGCCGTGAGAGGTGCAGGATTTGCCTTTGCATGGGTTGAGACATTCAACAGAGTTGCCACGGCCATTGCCGCCTATGAGACCTATAAGAAAAACCCGGAGGCTGCCCGTCGCATCTATGAAGCCGAGGGGACTAATAAGTTTGGTGAATTCAATGCCGAGAACTTCACCAAGTTCTCTGTTGAAAAAGCCCAGTTCAAATTTGATAAGACAGAGAGGCCCGAATATAACCGGGGACCAATCGGTGGCGTGGTCACCCAGTTCCTCCCATATCAGTTTAATGTCATGCGTTATTTCTTTGGGGCTCTATATGCTGGCATCGTTGGTGCATCCGGTATTGATGCCCAAGGAAATCCTCGAAAACTGGATCCTGAAACTCGCAAGATTTATCAGAAGATGGCCCTCATTTCCAGCATGGCTTTCATCGCCGGTGGTGGCATTATTGGTATGCCTCTTGCTGGTATTATCGGAGATTTGATCAGCATGATCATCAGTGCTTTTGGCGGTGATGAAGAAGATCCGGAAAAGATGCTGACTGACATGTTTAATTCATTTGGTCTGCCACAGGAAATATCAGCCGCTCTGGCTTACCGTGGTCTTCCCTCTCTTGCTGGTGTTGAAATTGGTAAGAGAACTGGTATCGAAGGCCCACGTAGTTTTTTCAATAATGTACTTGGAAATCAAGAAGCATCCCTCCCAGATTTCCTTGGTCCTGCCGGTGGTATGTTGGGACAAGCGAGTAACTTTTTCCGTCGATATAATAATGGGGATGAAGACATTGCGCTCATGGAGCTTCTTCCTCCTGTATTCCGAAACATAGCCCTTGCCTCCATGGGATCTCGGAGAGTCACTCTGGCCGGACGTGAGCTTCCTGTTGAAGCATTCGGAGGCATTGATTTCTTTGACACGATCATGCAGGCATCAGGCTTCACTCCGACAGCCGTCGTTGAAGCCCGCAATTCCCAGTATCAGCAGAACATGATGGAGCGCAACTATAACAGACGTGGTGAAAGATTCAGGAATGAATACAGAAACACTATGGTTGATCTGTATGAGGCTCGGGCCGAGGGTGACCAAGAAGCCGTCAGGGAACTTCAGGAAGACCTCAGAGCAATTCAGATGGCTGTGGCCGAGAGCAGACGAGAAAATCCATCAGAGCCATTCTCCTTTGATCCCAAGACAATTGCCAGATATGCCCTTGATGATTTCCTGAGAAGAGAAGGTGTTCGTGTTCCTCTTACAGATCTGCCAAAGAATATTCGAGGGGAGTATCAGGAGAACATTCTTGGTCAATTCGGCTGGCGTTATCAGCCTCAGACCTAACAAACCCTGTCATAAAATTCGTTATGAATTAGAATCTGTCTGGCAGTCTCGTCTGTCAGTATATCATCCTTTGAGATCAGGATGGGCTCCATGATGGAGCAGATGTCAGTTCCGGCTCCATTTGTCGAGCAGGCGCCTAACATCAGCATCAGACATACCATTGACATCCATGCGTACTTCATTTTTTTCCTGTGATTTCTTGAGAGACTCCTCAGCATAATCGGCACGGGCTGCCTTCTTTCCTGCAAAATAGGGGAGAAGAAATCCCGCTAACTTACCGAATACGCTGAGGAGAGATCCAATAATAGAAAGCATTTAAGCCTGATCTCCTGGACCCTTGTCTTTGGCCTTGCCAAAATTAAGGGCAGCCCATTCGACAAGCTTATACACCCGACCTAGAGTGCTGTTGGGATCAGGGGTGTTGGTCCCTGCGATCAGCATGGATGCTGCAATGACACTCATACCGGCAATCTGGATGATCAGATCACGTGCGTCCCAAATTCTTTCAATGATATCCATAGGCTTTATGCCTCCTTATTCTGAGGATTCCACATACTCTATAAGAGCATACTGGATACGACTAAGCATAAAATAAATATCAGCCACTGACAAACCCGGAGAAATCCAATGTCTACACTCTGACTTAGAAAATGTAATCATCAGTACACCATCGACATTATCCTGAGATTCTTCAAGATATTCCTCAAACTTCTTAAGGTCTTCCCTGATATTTTGCAGCTTGTCTTCCTGAGTAAGCTCCTCCTTGACAGAAGAACCGGGGAAATTAATGATGGTCATTTTTATTCTCCACTGATTTTAAGGAATGAGTGATATGAATCAAAGTTCTTCTTGGCTTTCTCAATCTGCCAAAGGGCATAACCCATGCCTCCTTCACCATAGACATGGTATTCGATATCATCATCTTTCTGGAAGAACTGTTCCATGTCCTGACCCATGGCCAGAAGCTCTCCAGTTGTGATGAAGTTTTGCCCACCTACCGTAACCTGTAGATACTTCTGGCGACCGGAGGCATCCTTCTCTGTCAGATCAACTGGAATCTCTGGGTCCATGCAGGCATCATAGCCAAACAGATGAAAGGACCGGAATCCAAAAGTGTGCATCAGGGCAATAGCCCGCATGGCAGCACAGGTTCCTCCGGTGATCATCATCCTGTCATGGATATCCTTGAAAGTCATGACAGCATTTGAATAGGCATCCCAACCGATAATCTTGGCACCCTTCTTATTCAGGTGATAGGTAACTGAGGGGTCTGTCATGCTTGCCACAAAATAATAGGTATATGGATACGGCTCTTCAAGGAGATCCCGTCTTTTCACCCCATGTGTCGAGATGCCGTCCAGTTCCCGTGGATCAAGGATGACGCAGCCCCATGGAATGATCCCATTATCCAGAAGGAAATTATGAGAATGCTTGACACATACAATCTTGTGACCCTCGTGATAGAGATCCCGGATCTTCTCCAAGTCCTTCTTGATTGTCGGACCGGCTGATACACAGACGGCAGTCTCTGTATTCCAACGGAATCTGTTTGATACCCATTTCTTGATGATAAGATGATTGGCCTTGATGTTGTTATGGATATATTCATCAGGGACACAATCCTTTGGCTGAACCTTGATAGGAACTTGGATGTTCTCAAAGTCTGGTGGGGCTGGTAAAGTTGAATTGCAGGCGTATGCCAGACAGGTAATACCGCCACCTTGGACAGCATCACGGGATGGGATGACACCCTTATGATAATCCTCCGGTAGTTCCTTGTCTACGATCTGGTTGCACCCATAAAGTTCCGTGTCAAAGCTGAGGCTCCCGTCCCCATCCTTCTTGTAGTAATCATCAAAGACAATCACCGGAACATTCTTCAGGTTCTCGTAGTCTGACCTGATGGTTTCAACAGAATGACCACCGTCAATGTAGGCAAAGTCAGGGGTGTATCTGGATAGAATTTCCGGGAGAGTCTCCCGTGAATTACCCTTGACTAGTTCAAAGGATACCTTCTTACCCTCAAGAAGAGCATCCTTGGAGAATGTGTTAAGCAGGGCCTTTACATTATGCAGGTATGTTCTCTGCTTTACATTACCCTCGATCTTATCCAGTTCTTCATTACCGTCTTCAAATAGGTCCAGTCCAACATAATGGACAGAATCAGAATTCTGAAGCGCAGCCGTAATGAGACGGAGTGCCCTCTTTCCATTCCAAGTTCCGACTTCAAGAAGCTTTGTTCTGCTATAGTGTTGGATGAACTTCTCAATGTCCCGATAACGGTTAGGACCGGGTTCATACGGAGAATTGAGAATGCTCTTTCTGCCACCCTTGAAATGAATGAAATATTCTGTGAGAGGAGAGTAATCAAAAGCCTCAAGAGAGGCCGCATGTGGCGATAGATTGTGCGCTGTAATTCCATGATTCTTGTGGATATTGAGGAGTCTTTCAAATGAGAACGCATCAGTCCATTCCCTTAGTCCAAGGATTTCATTGGTTGTATATAGGGATCTCCAGTCTCTGAGGAAGTCGTGTGCCTTGTTATATGTCAGATTGAAACCGAGAAATCCTGTCTCGGAATAATCAATAACTCCGGCACGTCCAAGATGGACAATGTCGGAAGTGTCTGGAAAAATACTGTTTAGAAAAGATGGTTCAATCCTTTTGGTCGTCAGAACATCCGCATCAATCCAGACAAGCCATCCCATCTCATCTTTGACTGACATCTTATTTACATGGTCACAGATGGCGAAAACCTTATGTGAGAACTTTACAGCATCCATACGATAGTTATAAGGAGTGCCCCCATTAAACTGAGCGTTTCGTTCCTTGAAACTAACAAGCTGTTGATTCTTATCCAGTGATACATAATTGATGTTCTTTGCCTTGATAACATCTTTCGGAAGCTTTCCCCCATTATAGTATGCCGTAAGCCTGATATTCTTTGGCCAGAACTTTACCCATGATTCCAAGAATCTGGAGGCATATGTATGATAGTCATCAACCTTGAAAGAGGTTAGAACAGTAATGTCTGATGTTAGTTTGATTTTATAAGAGGTTGTCATTTATGAGTCCATGATTGTAAAGTGATCTTCGTCAATACAGGCAATAAGAGCCCTGTACCATTCATCTGCAAACGGACATTCCTTGTATTCTAAAAACCAAGGACCTCCTTCTGTGTAATGGATGGCAGCAGGCTCGTCACCCTGTGTAACCCCGGCTACATAATTCCACTGTGGTGGGATTTCCCCAATTAAATCTGGAGAAGAAACCCAGCCAAACCCATGTAGAAATGTTCCGGTAGCCGAGTTAACCATTTCTGGAGTAAGCTTAAGATTATCTGGATGTTCCATGTTAAACATAATGAGTGAAGACCATAGCTTCATTGGATAATTTGATTGAATCTTGTTATCCATTTTGATGGTTGATGTTGGATTAAAATTAAACTTGACAACCTGAACTGCCTTTGAAGGATCGAAGTAGTCCATTACCATTGTATGAACATCCTTCAAGAAGAGGAAATCGCAGTCAACAAAAATCACAGGACCTTTGTTAATCCCATCTCGTCTTGCTAACTCAGGGACAAGAAACCGGGTAAAAGAAAACTCGGTTGAGAAGGGCTTACCATCAAGCTCATCCCAGTATTGTCCACTTCCGTCAATACGCCATGCTCTATTGAAAATACCTTCATTTCGTAGGGTTTGATGTTTCACTGGTACAACGTCATCTTCAAGGAGAGTACCTGAAGAATTTAGAAGAGAGGACCGACAAACCTGATATGCAATGTCTTCCCTGTTGTCATAACCAATATAAATCTTTGGCCAGTAGTTCATGTTATTACCAATCTAGGTAGCTTAGAGGAATACGATGAAAGGCCAAGCCCATTTGAATCTTTCCTCCTTCTTTCTTAAGGGTTTCGACATACTTCATCCAAAGGTCCTGACAATTATCTACAGAAGCCAGATAGGAAGAATAAGCCTTTTCACTGTCTGACATGGTCAGTTCCTTGAGTTCGTCCATTCGATCCTTGATTTCTTTTTCAAGTTCAGAAATTCTATCGGTGTCATTCATATTTATAAATCCACTTCTTCTTGATTGATCATGACCATAATGGCCTTGCTTACTGGTATATGGAAGAACTTTTCCCCTTTGTCAATATACCTGTTGCTTGCCTCTCTGACTTCACATGATCTCAGGATGGTTGCCGGGATCTTCCAGAACCTCTCTTCATCTCCAGAGATAACATAAAATATCAGAGAATGATCTTGGTATTTATCCAGAAGCCGTTGCTTTCTAAATGGGATTCTTATCTCATCCCAATGCAGTGGCCACTCCCCATTCCATGCGTACTTGATTTCGGCCTCATGGAAATATCTCTTTCCATCCTTCTTTGTTTCAAGGTCAGCATGGTAGTTCTCTTCATCATCAAGAAGGGAGTGTCCTGACCTATTTAAATATGCCTTCAGAATATCCTTTGCTGTTTTATCGCTTTTGTTATAGAGGGTTCGAGAGAAAGCTTTTCTGACAACCATCACACGATTTCACAAAAGCCGCTTGAACATGCAAGCTCCTGTGAACCTTTTGTGTTGTCTTCTTTTTCAATCAGGGACAGCTTTGTCCAATCAATATGTGAAGGCATCTTCATGAGTAGTTCCTCATAATCTTCCTTGTTGATGTCAATGTAGGGAGCCTGCTGATAGATGTGGTCATCATAGGGTAGGAATGAGATACCGGAGAGGATATCAAAATTTCTCCAGCACCATGCTCCGACGTCAAGCCATTCTTCTTCTTTGACAGAGATTGTAACGGATGGCTTATGTTCACACCATGATGTGGCATAGATTTTCCAGAATTCAAGCTGCTCGATGGCACCCATATCATTCCGGCAGATGGCGTTTTCTGGTGTCTTCATGGGAAAAGAGAAGACAATGTTTTGTGAATTGCCTTTATCTACTTCATTGGGGATTCCACTTTCAACCATGAAAGTAGTGATAGGATCTTTGATATCGCTGCGTACAGAACGCACATAATAGGGGTTATGACGAGCATGAATACCGCTAGCACTATCCACAAGCTGAGATACAGTGCCGCTAGGCTTAACACAAGTAATAGCTGTACTTTCGTTAATACCCAGTTTAGCGGCATACTCATGATTGATTTCAATCGCATGATCCCGTAGATCATTTAGTAGCTCCTTCAGGTTGGCATTGTATTGAGTAAGAACGGGGCAATCCATGATACCAGTCAGGGACACGCCGAGCAGTCTTTCTTCCTCTGTGTTGTTCTTCCAAATTTTTCTAAGATACTTAAAGTTTGTCAGGGTTGACTGGATGGTTCCAAGAATGGTTGCAGCCTTGACCTTGTCCATCAGGGTTTCACGGGTATCATTGGGGCGGCAGACAACCTCTGTCAGGTTACAGAACTGGTTTGGCCGTAGAATAATTTCTGAACAGGGATTGGTTCCGAAATCATAAGTAGAATTTCTACGCTCGCTGTTTGCCACATGCTGCTTGGCGGCGAGACGATTGAAGATGCCACGTTCCCCGCTCTTGGAATTGTATAGAGCTAGCCACTCTTCCATGAATACGCCGATGCTTGGGGTCTTCTTGTAACATACAGAATTATTTGCAAGTGCCCGCTGCGGTTCATAATTGAACCACTCCCCACTCTTGGCCGTGCGCAGGCTAGTGTCAGAGAGATCTGAGAGTGAGATGAGGGCTGAGCGACGAACACCGCCGACCACAACGACATCCCCGATCTTGCACATCAGGTCATGACACTCAATTGGATCTAGCCGTCTTCCTGCTGCATTTTTAAAAATTTTAACAGTAAAATTAAAGAGGTCATCAAGAGGAGCAGGACCTGATGCTCTTCCGCCAAAGACCTTCAGCAGAGACCCAGCTGGCCTGACAGCGCTGAGATCCCACTTTGGAATGGAGCCTTGGTAGAGAGCCCCAATAAGTTCTCTGAGACCACGTGCCCATCCTTCCTTGGAATCATCAACGATGATGACAGAGTCAGATTGTTCCATGTTCTCAGAAACGATAGGGAGCTTTCTGGTGTAATCTTCTTCTACAGAAAACCCAACCCCGGTACCATTCATGAGAATATACAAGGTCTCATCAAAGGCACGGGGATGATCAACAGGGAGATAGGAACAGTTATACCCGGCAATGTTCTCCCGTTTCAGGGCAGGCCCAGCTGTCATCAGGCACCGCATGGATGGCATTACCTCCAGCGATAGGACCTTGTTTTCAAGATACTCTCTTAGTTCAGAGGTCAGAAGATCAGAACCCAACTGGTCCTCAAAGAAGGAAAAATAACGATCAACTGTTTCAGAGAATGTCTCCCTTCTCTCCTCCTCCTTATTCCAACGGGAATATCTAGATAGATGGATATACTGCTGATATAGGGTTGGGAGTTGATTAGAGATCGTCATTTTGAAATCCTTTGAGGTTAATATCTGATCTGATCTGATAGAATGGCCCAGATTTTCCTACCATAAATTTTTCAACATAAACATGTACTTCCTTACCTTTCTGCAACCAGTAGTTTCGGATTCGGTTAGCAAGTCTCACGCTGTCTCTGAATGAGGAGACGTAATCTGGAATGTTTTGATCAATCATTTTCCGATAAGCCTTAATTCTATATGAAATTACGGATGACGCAAAGATTTACGAATGCGTGTCTCAAGCTCTATGACTCTCTTCTTTAGGTAGGCAACCGTGTCTTCCTGTTCCTTGGCTTTTTCCCTCATGCTGCTCCCGCCAAGCATGTCATTCTGAAGGCGGTTGTTCAGTTTGTCAAGATTCATCTGAGCCACGGATGACATGCGGATATTAAGATCAGAGCAAAGCGCTGAGATATACCAGAGGACATCCCCGATCTCGTGGATAAGATCGTGGCGGATATCCTCGATAGAGATGTCACCCCGGAGTGTCTTCTTGATCTTGTTAGATACCTCTCCGGCCTCTCCCGCAAGCCCAAGGGCAGGGTAGATCACCTTTGAATTTTCTGGATAGATCGCTGTTTTTGAGGCATTGATCTGATATTCATCAATATCCATTAGTCTTTATCCTTTAAGTTTTTTATCAGCTATGATGTTACATTTAAGAATCAGGACACCATTATGGTGCATGATTTGATTAGGCCCGTCTTCATAAAAAGAAGAAAGAAGAACTATATACTCTTCTGTTTCCTTGAACACCTGTCCAATAGTTGTAACGATTGCAGGGGTATAATCAGCAGGATCGTAGAGGCACCAATTAGATTGGCCACCTCTGGCATCTTTCCATGTTATCTTTCTGGTATCAGGTTTGTTCGACATTCTGAATAAGCCGATCAAGATACCAGCGGGCCTTTTTGAGGTCTGTGATACCATCCTTGTATTCATGTCTAAATACATACTTCATGATATTACCAAGATAATATCCCTTTAACTGATCCGGGGATAGCTTTGTTTCGATAATATCAATGACTTCCAGACCACCTGATTTATAGTGGCTTGGGTGATTAACCTTGTCATCATCACTCATCATAAGCATTTTCCTGATATGGAA